CTATCTGGGGTCACCAGGCGTCCACCGGTCAGGATGGAGGCCATACGCGCCCAGAAAGGCGACCGCGTTCGCAGGTCAATGCTGTAATCGGTATCTGCCATTTTAAACGCTCAAAAAGTTATAGATGAAGTCGTCAACGTCGCCCTGCTCTTCCACCTCATCACTGTTCTGCGCACCAATCGACATCGCCAGCGCAACCATGCCATCTATTCTTCCGCTAGATTTACCCTTAACAAACTTTCGGTTGCCTGCGGGATCGGTGATGACAGTTGCGTTTTTGGCGCACATTTCCAGAATCGGGTGGTTACCATGCTTCAGCTGAGCACCAAGAAGTTTTGTTTCCAGTTCGCGCAGCGCGGGAGACATAGAAACAAACCCCTGACCAAACTCCACAAATCGCTCAAGCTCAGATTCGGTAAACCCGGCATCAATCAGATGCGGGCGAAGGAAGCGCATGTTGTAGCGGTCAAAAGCGATTGCCCTGACGTTGCAGTTGTCAAAAAGCTTTCTCAGCTCTTTTGCGATAAATGCATACTCAATAGCCTTGCCCGGTGTCGTATTCAGGTAGCCCTGTTTCGCCCATATATCGTATGGCACACGGTCGTTACGGGCCTTGTCAGCCAGCCCTTCAGCAGGGAGCCAGAACTTACTGTGAACATCACCTCTGGCAGAAGTCAGTACCAGCGCCGTCAGGTCAGACACGCTCGACAGGTCCAGACCACCCCAGACGGTGACGCCGTTCAGATCATCCGGCTCTTCTTTGTTCATGTGCCAGACGGTCTGGCTGACAAAGGGGCTTTTAGCCTCGACACGCCGGTTGAGCACGAGGTTTTCAAATTCAGCCTGTCGTGACGGCAGGCGTTTGGCACTTGCGGCCATGTCCAGCACTTCCTGCTGATTCATGAAGACATCAAAGGCGGGATTGGCTAATCGGATTGCCTCAACTGAGAACGGGTCAATATCTTCCGGTGCGGTATCTATCCTGACCACCGTTCGCGGGTCAGCGCCGGTCAGTCCGTCGTCAATCAGCAGGCTGAGCAGATCGCTAGCGTCCGGTGCCTGCGTACTGATGATGATGGATATAGGATTTTCCTGGGCTGCTGTCGCGGTTTCCAGAGCCTCATACAAGGGATCACGCGGACCACGAACCTGACCCAGCTCATCATGGGCAACGAAGCGCGGCGAAAAACCATATGCCGTGGTTGCCTCTGCGCTGAGGGCGCGATAATAGGAACCGAGGTCCGGACAATGAATCTCTTTTGCTGAGTCTTTAATGGCAACGTACTGCATGAGCACAGGGTTCATGCGACACATTTTTGATGCCAGATTGAACAGGATTGCTGCCTGATCGCGGGAGCGGGCTGCAGAATAAAGCTGTGAGTTGTGCGCCGCCTCCGGTCCCACCAGGTAGAGGAGCATCAGCATGGCAGTTTCAACAGTTTTGGCATTCTTACGCCCCCTGGTGATAATTCCGCGCCGGGTACCGTGAACGTTATCGAAAATCGCCCTGAAGTCATCCTTCATAAAAGGGGCCATCTTCAGCGGCTGACCTACAAACTTTCCTTCAGGGATAAGGATGTGCTTTTCACACCAGGCAATATTTCTTTCAGCTCTTGTCAGAGTTTTTTTAACCATCAGTTAAGAGCCTCAGTCAATCTCCCAGGGCTTTTTATCTCGTGCAAGATTGTTGTTTGCACGGCCCACCGTTTTAGGATCGGCGGTTGCCTGCCGGGTAATTCTGAGCCGGGTTGCCAGTGATGATGCAGAGCGGACTTCCCGTTCACGCATGGTGAGCAGTTTGTCATAGCGCTTCAGGCCGTCTTCACGCGATAGCCACTCAAGCTCGAATTCGTCAATCTGCATTGTCAGCAATCGCGACTGAACGACATGGCGGCAGTACATTTCCATCATGTCGCGGTGTGTTTCTGTAAACGAACTTGCCGGATTGTCATTTACCAGCCTGACCCACACGTTAATCTCGGGGTCGCTGAGATGAATTGACGGCTGCAACCTGCTTTCAGCCAGAGCTGGCAGCGAGACAGCAGACGTCGCAGCCAGAGACTTTCTGCCTCGCTGTGCCATTACTTTTTCCTTTTTTTCTGGACGTTTTTAAAAAAGAAATTGAGGGCGCGGTCTTTAAGATTTTGCTGCCAGAGTTTTGCCCCTCCCCCCCGTGCCAGCCATAAAGATAATGATAATAGTTATCAAATGGGCCTAAGCGCACCGATTTGGTGCCTTCGGCTGACTTCAAATGATATTGATTATCACTTCTCTATGATTTGCAGGTTTTCGCGTGACAGGCTGGCAGGCACGAGGCTCTTCCCGATACCAATCGGGATTGACATGCTGACCGATGGCATGGTTTCGCCCACTTCATGACTAAACCCGATGGCTGTAACCGAATTGAACTGAATGCCGTCGATACTGAACTCAACCAGCTTGCCGTCTCTGTATTCAATCTTGAGGTCTTTCATTAACTTCTCCCGTTACCAGATAACACGGCCATCATCGTCAAACTCAGTCACTGTTCCTCCATTCTCCAGACGCTGCTTCACTGAGTCGTGGCAACGCTTGCAAAGTGACTGGAGATTGTCGGGGTCATGGAACAACGCGTCATCGCCTTTATGTGGCGTGATGTGGTCAACAATTGATGCTGAGATAACCTGATTGCGACTGAGGTGGAACTCACACAGCGGTTGTTTCTGAAGCTGGTGATAGCGAAGACGATACCAGCGCTTGGTGTTATAAAGGTTATGCCATGACGAATTTGATGCCATTTCAAGGCCTTAATGTCAATAAAGTTCTATACTTAGCAAACTTTTCAATGTAATTTTCGTTTTTTAATGAAGAATGGAGAGCTAATGAAAGTTATCGCGAGCATGAATGTTTTGACCAAGGAAAATGGTCTGTATGAAATTTTACACAAGGACATTGAAACTTCTTTGATACCAGTGGAAGGCATGGATTACGAAGATTCTACTTTTAATTACCCTGTGAAAATTACGTCAGTAACATGCAATTTCGACAATCATTATTACTACATCACACTGCCTAAGGTAGAATTAGATTCTGAAGACGCTGCGAAGGAGTTTACGGATATGACAAAACTTCATGGCTGGACATCTTCTTAATTATGCTCAAAAAAAGCAGCACAGCTCATGTGCTGCTCCTCTCTTTGACAAGAGGCTATTATGGATAAATTACAGACTTAAACCTTTAGCTATTCGAATTTCACTTCGATTAATTCTGATATCCTAGCCATAATAACTTCATCTCCCGACACACGCTCCGCCCACATGTCGACTGCCTTGCAAATATCTTCGCAAAGAATATCTATTTGGAGGTACAAGGTGCCGTTGATGTTATTCCTGTGAATAATTTGGCCTGCAGCTGGAGGTGGGGTTAATGCAAACCTTTTTTTGTCATCCTTAGACATTCCTGAATGAAGGCATGCATTTCTAAACGCATAGCAATCGCTAGCTGTAAAGTTAGTGCCTTCGACTACAGGTGCTAATTTAAAATCTTGGATAACATTTTCGAAGAATGCATTGCTGGTTAGTCTTTCGATAAGGTCAGGACACGTTATAGACAGCATGTCAAACTGATTATCAAAAACATAAATCCGCTTTAGGTTTTCATTAAACCATCTTCTATATCTAATTCCAGGTTTTTCATTGGGCGTCTCTAATCCTCCGCAGATGTCAGGCATAGCTAAGCCTAAAAAAATAGCAGAAAACCAATTACCGCTTTCTATCGCCTGCCTGATTGATCCTGTGAATCTTTCCATATTTCATCCTCAAATTAGTGAATCATAAATTAATGATGTTATATGGTTTCACAACTTTCAGCATCAGGCGCACTCGTAAATGCACCTTATGATGAACTCAGCAATCTGAGTCTGGGCTAGCTACAGCACGACACGCCGCCATACAGGCACGCTGCATATCCTTATGTGCTTCACGCAATCACTCATGCGCTTCCCAGCTTTCCTGCGAGTTCTGTAGGCTTGGGTCGCTCTGCATATCGTTACGATGCTCCATCAACAGCGCAATGAACTGGCGGCTTAGCTCTTTGAACTGATTCATCTTGCCGATTTCGCCATAAGACAGTGTCCGATAGCCCTTAACGGTGCTGCCGTCCTGCGGTTTTGCTTCGTTCATGATTTTCCTCTCAATTAATGTTACCGCTTACGCTTGCAATGACGATGTGTGCCCTTAATATTTCAGAACAATAATAAACAGTGTTCCTCTTTGAATGGCCCTGCACGGGGCCTTTTTTTAATCTTTGACATTCATAACTGGTTCGATTGGCTTCACATGCGTGAACATGAAGCCTTTATAAAAATTTTTTACTGGTTAAACGCGCTTAATCCTCAGCAATGGTGAAGCCACCAGCCAATG